GTGGTATCAACGCAGAGTACAACAAGGTACATAAAGTAAATTTTTTTTTTTTTTTTTTTTTTTTCGGGTTGGTTTAGTAAGCTATATATTTAAGTTAAGTTAAATTAAATTAATTATATTATTATTAAATAGATCTCGGAGAATACTAGGGTCCGAGTCTCTACAGTGGAGAACCAGCGCATATGAACACACCACTTGGCGAAGATAGTTAAAGAGTTTGGGAACTCCGTAACCTGATGTATCAAACCGTATCGCTACGGAACTTCGTCAAGCATATGTATCTCTACACGTCCGGATTCCACATACTACCGACCGGTTAAGGTAAGTAGCATTGAAATTTTCAACAAAATAAAACGGGCTGTTGAAGGCTCGTGTACTAATTAAGTCGTTCGGGTTAGTACAACCCCAGGCCATTTGGTTATTTTGCCTGTTTTGAAGATAGCGACTCCGGTACATACGGTTAAGTACATAAGATGCCGGGGCATTCTCTTCGAACCACTCAATTAAGAGCGGGTTTTGTGTAAAGAGGATTTCTCCCGAGTACACGAGGTTTAAGGTTAAGCTTAGGTCAGTTCCAGATCAAGATTTAGTAGATGACAGCTTCCTTCTGCAGAGACCAGATTCTCTGCCTTTCCACGTCGTAATTAACGGTAAGCCACGTGGACGGCATACCTTGCTCGATGAGCACAGTTTTGAAACGAGCCAGCGCTTCGCGACCGTGATGCACCATGAACCGTTGAGTGACAAGCAAACGCAATCGCAAGTCATTATCATCTCCCTCGAAATTCTTGGGCCTGTACTTGAGCTCCTTATACACGTCTTGCAACGGCAATGGAGCCCAGCAAACCCCGTCTCTCACGACAAAGGGCGTCTTGAGAAACGTTAGCTCTCGCAGGGGGCGATATTCTTCCATCTCAGCAGTTTTGGCAGCACTCGTGATATCATATCCAATGCACTTCATTACACTCTTAATGGTCCGGCCATTAAATGTGTGAAGCACGTCAGGACGCACTGACATCACGACATCATCACCATACGTCAACATCCTCACACTCGCATCGAACTCAGCCAGATCAGGACTATTCGCATTGCTACGCGTACTCATGAACGCAACATACATATTATAGGTATTTGTCACAGAATTGAAGACATCAGTGAATGGATTTCCAGATTTGTTTCCCTTTGTGGAATAAGAAACATATTGACCAATAATATGATAAGTTTCCATGAGCATTTGCACAATACATCTTCTTGCCAAAGCTTCCTTCACGTCACACCCTTGGTAGAACGTCGCTACGATATCACTAAAGAACTGAAATGCCGGCTGGCCTACAGTTCCGTCGTAATTACCATAATCGAAATCCATGCCAAGGTGCGACACACGATTCATTTCATCCCAGTACAACTTCCAGACTTCTTCTTTATCCTTGCCGATCCCGTGATAGAGAGTGAAACCAGCTCTTTCCTTGAAATAATTTAAGAACGATCCGAGATACTTCCGAGCCAATACAACATACTCCAGCGGTGGCTGTTCAAACACACGTGTCTTTCCAGCAACCACTTTCGCATGATGTCTCAACTCATCCTTACAAGTTGAAATCCACGCAATCCACGGACACACCCCATTTCGCAACATGAGCTCAGCAGCATTCAGTCGCGACTCAAACGATTCTCCAAACAAAGGCACTTGATGTTGCTTTGCCTTCGGTGAGAACTCGTGAGTCAGCGCCTGAACCTGCCCATTCGCATCAACTTCTTGTGTTAAAGGAACGAAGAATTCATGCTTTCCATCCTTAAATCCAAATGCAGACCAGTAGCCAGCAGACGTTGAGAGCTGAAGATGCTGCATAACACCAACACCGTTAATTGCCTCGTCAAGTGTGAGAGTTCGTATATCACGACCACTCTCCCACTTAGACGAGTAGAAATCAACAGCATGTTGGTGATGCAGCATCTTGGGCGAAAACAACGCTCTCTGAGCATACTTTTGTGCATTCGTAATAAGAGGATGAACGAGACGTTCTCCGACCTTCACAACACGCATCTGAGCAGGTTCGAAATCACACTCGAGACTAGGCGGCAGAACATATATTCCCCTATAGGTACAACGTTTAAATTTTGTATCCAGAGGGGTGTAATGCTTCGCCTCCCAGTTCCCGAACTTTCCACTTCCGACGAGTTCCATGTTTGAATTCCAGAATTTTGATTGAACAGCAGCCATTTCAGTAGGAAACTCTTCAGCTTCCAAGACAGTAACATCAACACTCAGACTTTCCTTCGCAGCATACAGAATTTTTGAGGTTATAGGAGCGGCACCAATACAGCCGGAATCATCATTGATGAAGGTATGGATTCCGACAATTGGCTTGGGAACATTTGCAGTTATACAGTAAGGTAACCCACAATCTCCATCTTCCGTAGCTCGCACACAACTAGCAGTTATACACAAACCACCTTCTTTCACCATGTAACTAGGAATAGCAGTTCTTTGTAATTGTACTTGAAAATCAGGTCCAGGAGCAGCACGAGCACTATGATTTAGCACGACCGCCGGTGAGTTCCTCGGGAAAGTCCCGATTTGCTCATCCGACACGAGATGCCAAATAGCACGACAACGAGGCACAACTTCAGTTCGCAGAATGACCAAACGGGCGTCAATAGGACGACTCCCGTTCATTAATTGTTCAGAATTATCAGGTCCGATATACACAGGCATACGATCGGTGAATGAATGATCAAGGTTCTTTATCGAGAGCATAACCGAGACTACACATCCAGCCTTTCGCAAATCAATGAATTGTTGATAGAAATGATTAGGAATGACAATATGTTTTTGATCGAGGCAGAGAACTTGGACATAGGCACAACTAGTACGACCTTCCTTATCAACGGCAGTGTATTCGATCTCTCGGACACACTTCCGAATCCTTTCCATGACTTCAGCAGATTGAGGAATGGCGCCAACGACAGTATCGGGTTTCTTTGTTTCTTTTTTAAAAGAAGTTCCAGAATATGATTGAATAACATCAAAACCCGAGGTCATCAGCTTCATTATAAGACGAACAATCTTATAACCAACAACACACACAGCGGACAGAGCAGCGAATTGAGCGAATATACCAAGCCAGTCAGTTTTCTTAGCAGCAGGACTAGCATGGTACCCAGTAGAATGACACCAGATCCAGTCAGCAATTTCAGCAAGTTCACTTGAATCGAAACTAGGAGGATTGACAATTTTGAATTTAGCACGAGTAACACAGGATTGAAAAGGAACAGGAGACATTTCAGACATATGCTTCAATAACAGAGCGTTCGAAAATCCGAGCTCACTGTCATTAAACATAGCGATAAGAGCAATAAATCGGTCACAGGCACCACACGTAAGATCAGATTGATTGACAAAACCTTGAACATAAGACGGAAAAAGAATAGAAGTTTCAGGAGCAGCTTGTTTCATTCCAAATAAGATATCTTCACAGGTAGCTTTGATAGGGGTATCATCCTTATCAACACTCGACCCTTCATCTTTCGACGCCTTTCCTTTTCCACGACCAGATTGAACACGATCCAACATTTTATTGATTGAGTTGTAGAGAGCATGACGACTAGCAAATTCGATTCCGAGATCAGAGACAACATTCGAAAACTTGTGAATAACACGTTGATTATTAACATCACGACGAGCGTGACCATTGAGAGCATCAATCTCAATAAAATCCCACACACGATCACACAATGGAGAGTAGGAATCTCCGTCATTCATACAATTGAATGCACCACAGAAATGTTGAAAGTCAAGACGACCTTCTTCTGTAGCGAATTCTTCACACACTTCAAGACGATAAGCGCGATAAAAACGACGAGCAACAGCACTAGGACAACGAATAGCATTATCAGCAATTTGAACACCAGTAATATTTGAGGTAACAGCAACAAATTTTGAACGAAAACGACGACCCTTTTCAGCGAGATCAGCTTTGTGAATGGGAGCACATACAGTATTTACAGCACGAATGAACGACATAGCATCTTCAGATCCAGTTCCTTGGAGAAACTCATCGAAAATGACCCACGGTTGACCTTCATACCCATCCCAGCGACCAGTTTGATCACCAACAGGAACAGGATAAACATCGGTAGCAGGAGTAGTACCAATGCCAGCATTTCGTAGAACTTTGGTAGGTAGGAATTTTGAGAGAAGAAGAGATTTTCCAGTTCCAGGTTCACCACCGAGAAAGATACAAACAGGTTCAGGCTGCTCAACTTTCTCTGTCAGCAACCTATCGACACGAGCGGCAGTAGCAGTAATGTCTTTAATTCGAGCGTAAACAAAAGCAGGAACGAAACGAAATTCATGAAGAAAAGACTCGTTGTTTCGGACTTGCTCAAGAATTGTTTCAAGAGCGGCACGACCAGTGATTGAAGTTCCAGGAATGATAGTATCAAGTTTGTCAAGATCAAAGGCATTAGTAGAGGTACATCGATCATAGAGAGAAAAAGCAGTTGTAAATTGGTAAAGAATGGAACGTTCCCATTCTTCATTGAGCGAGTCTCCAACAAACAAATAATACAAAGTATGCCAGACAGTCTTAAGAAAAGCAGTGAAACGATCAGATTCAGAGAGAATAGCAGCATTACGACGCATATATTTCTTGTAACCAGGTCCAAGATTAAATCCAAAATGAGAGAGAGCGTCACTAATCCAGCCAAAAAGAGCGGAATTAGCGAGCCAGTGAAGCGGATCAATAAGAATATCAGAAGCATTTCGATCCATAAAACCCATCTGAGGACGGTCCCCAGACTGAATATTGCAAGCAGAATCTTCAACGCCGACGTTTTGGTAAACGTCCCCCTGCACGATTTGGTCCGGGGTAGACGCATAACGAGTAACAATACGCGTTATGGAGGCGATGGCGAGAATTTTTGCAGCAGTTTCACCATGAATGAGAGTATAAGCAGCAGTAAGAAAAGGTAGAACATCATCAAAAAGAACAGTGAAGAATTTGCAGGATTTTTTAACAGCAGAATAGACAGAGTTACTAACGGCAGTCATAGTGGTAGAAGCAGAAACGATTCCTTTGACAGCAGATGGAATTGACGAAATAGTATCACGAATAGTTGAAATGAGCGAAATAATTGAATCGATAGCAGCGAACGATTGAACACGATCAGTTCCAGGATTTACAGAAATAATATTGCGAAGAACATCGAAGTCGGTTTCTCGCTTTGGGCGAGAAAACACTCCACTTTGAGGACGAGCACTAACAACTTCATCATGTGAGTCCACGGCGAGTTCAGAACTCGACGTTACTCTGGTATTAAAATCCTCCTCCTGTGTCTCTGGTGCGTCATGGTCTTTTGGAACCCTGACGCATGTTGAGCACTCAGGCAGAGGATCATCATCGTTGTCTTTCCCTACGAAACATGATAAGAACGACAGCGATCCAATCGGAGTTTTAACGCCCTTCACCTTGAAACCAAAACCATCAGCATGATCTAAATCATCTTGTTGAGCGAGAGGAGCAGCGTAAATGGGAGGAACGGCAATTGGAATGAGCGGTATCCAATCATCAGCAGCAGACCAGGCGACGATAACATCAAGTTCGAGAAGAGGAGTAGTGCTAATCATAGTTTGAGTGAGAATTTCGGTACCACCACTAATCCTGCCTTGAGCCTCAGCGGACTCTTGGAAAATACAAGCGGAGCGATAAATGCGATTTCCAGGACATTCGAAAGTGATAGACGGATTAGAATTCAAGTGAGAGATAGAACCACGACTGAACTCGGCCAACCATACAGACCCTACATTGGCTTGAGAAGCAACAACACGACCCCAATCCCCGTCATACGGGGTTCTAACAGCCGTATGGACAGCAGCGATGACGATAGAATCATTCTTCCGACAGTTAGTAATAAGATGAGTACGATAACCACCGGTACAATACATCCAACCAAGAGCAACCCCACAAGGGTTGCGTTCTTTGGATGTATCATGACCAGTACTATTGCGCGGAAAAACAGGAACACACGGACTAGTTGTAAGAAGTAATTGCTTATTTCCCTCAACTTGATCCATGCGTGAGCGAAAAAGATAAGACGGACGACGACAAATAGCACGAACATCATCAATTGGGAGACCATGACCAGGAACAAGTTGCGACGGATAAAAAGATTGAGTACGCACACCACTTTGCGGAGTGGCGAGCACAGGACGATCATAAGCTAAATCATTGTACAACGGATTACACGGATAGCGAAGTTCGAAATTATCAGCAGCACGAACGTAAACAGCGACAGAAACACTAGCAGGAACAGTAGACGGAGCGGCAAGAGGAGTTTGCAGCCAGCACAAAACTTGACCAGCAATATCATTAGGAGAGAGAAAATCACGATCACTGTTAAAAGGAACACGAACAATCATTTCATGATCTTGAGATCCAGATGTAAAAGACGCAGCAGGTAACGAACGAATCTTCTCGTACCAATCATTTGAGTCAGGATTAGGTGAATAGGAAGCAACGAACTGATACTGATGAAAAATAGAATCTATAAAACGAAAACTTAATTCAGTATCACCTCGCCACAGTTGATGATGAGCGGCAAAGAAAGCGAGTTGATGACCAACAACTTCTCCAGCAGCGGCAGCACTCGCTGTCCACTTCCGGGTAGGACAGATAGGAATGCTAACGAGAACGCGATCAGTAAGAGTAGTAGTGTTGAAAGTAAAGTTACCAAGGTATGACCATTCCCGACAGCGTTCAAGAATAGAAGTGCAGATAGGTACAGTGAAGTTATTATCAGGTTCGACAGCATCCTTATGAGACGACAGGACTTTAACGACTTGACGAGGAGTATCACTATTGGTTCGACGATCAGTTCCCTCATCTTCGACAGCAGGAGAATCAAAGAGACCCATTATGTGGGCCCCAGTTTTAACGACATCACTAACAATTGGAAGAGCATCAATAAGTTCAGGAACAGTTTCAAGGATAGTAGAGAGAACATTTTGGTGCTTTCCAGATTGTACTTTAGCAGAAACGACGGCATCCTGTGGCGTTATCCACGGGACAATGTTGACAGTAGTTGTAACACCGGTACCAAAACGAGGGGGTACCACACACTTAACCTCAACGACACACGCAGCAGTAGTAGGAAGACCAGCAGGATCAGGAATCATCCACGGAGCAACAAGTTGAGCACACGCATCATCCCCAAATCGAATAAAAGTATGGGGATAAGACGTGAGCGCATTAGGATTAACAGGAGCATTTGGCGGACGAACGTAGGCAATGAAATAACCGGTGGTTTGCGGAGGTGCATTCCACTTGTAACAGAGTTTGTAATCAGATCGAATGAAGCGATGCCAATCGGTAAGGCCACGCGACGGTAAGTACGGTAGAGCAGTGAAATCACGAGGTAAGACAATAGACGAGACAGTTTGACCAGCAGAGGTAGTAGCAGACACAGCAAAAGCAGGTAACGGATAAGCACGATCAAGAATAGTACTAGCAGGTTCGAGCGGAGCACCAATGGAGCGATTGATAGCGACGGTAGAGGTGCGAGCATTGTCGTGTTCCTCCGGATCACGGAGGGTTTCGACAAACTCGCGATGCATTTCAGTAGCACCCTCAGTAGAGGCTTGAGGGCGAGCGGCAACGATTACATCATCATGACAACCGAGAGCGGCACACACAGATGGAGTGTGCATGCAGGAACAATTTGCTTGAACACAATCGACGTAACAGTCCTGCATAGAAGGAATGTGACGTCGCTTGTCAAAACACGTCTCAGGACTATAAGTACAATCCTGAGGGTGTTTTGCGATGAGAGTACGAGGATTAGGACACATGTTAGTACACATTCGAGACATAGAATCACTACAAGTCAAGCAGAAAGCCTTGAGAAGACCAATATCTTCAAAAGTAAGGAACAAGTCAGAAAGAAGAGCAATTTGAGCATTAGAAGGACCAGAACATCCAGAAGCAAAAGGAAGAGTTTCACGCTGGGGCGCGTTATTGAGCATTGATTCGACGACGTGTTGAACCATTGGTTCACGCCAGCGACGAAGACACACACAGCACACTTGTAAGTCACGACATTCGGGAGAACACTCAGACGGACGATTATGAACACGCTTGAGACAGTTAAAGTTATCGGTAATACCATCCATGGGAGTCCAGACAAAAGAATTTAGGTACATAACTCCCTGACACAGATCACAGACGTCACAGTGAGTAGTCGGACGCCAAGCAAACATACGAATTCGATCATGTAAATCATTGAGGAAGTCTCTAATTTCAGGGTTCATCGAAACAGAAGAAGGACCTATGATTCTGACATAACTAGACTCATAGATTAAATGGTCTTTCTTGAACTCACGACCTTCGAGTAGAGATATCCATTGAACAGGTAGGTACTGATGAATTAATTTAAGATGTTGAACGAGAGGAGATTTACGAGCAGTTGAAACAGTTGAGCACGCCATAATTATATTATATTCTTGTGTTGTGACCATATGAAAAAGTTTGAAAAACAAGTCGACTCTTAGACAACCGTTGACCGAGTGGTTGCTGCAATCCGGATGGCTTTATGATGCCCGGATCTTCATCACGTGATTTACGCAGTCACGACTGATTACTGAGTTAACATAGCTTTGG